CTCAAAATCTGGCACATCTGCTACCTCAGAAACCTCAGCGGCTTCCTCATCGGAAGAAGGCTCTTCAACAGTTTCAGTGGCTTCGTCAGAATCTTCAGTAGCCTCAACTTCTTCTGCGACTACCTCTTCGACATCAACAGCCTTTTCAACCGTTGTCGTCTCTGCCTCTACTCTTTCTTCTGGCACGTTTACACCTCCTTCTTCTGTAACAGAAGTTTTATCTTCTTTTGTATTATCTGATACATTTGTTTCAGAAGCAAATTCTTCTGTGTTTTTAGATAATCCAAGGTACTTGTTTACTATATCCTGGATCTTATCGGTAGAACTTTCAGTAGATTCGAACCAACCGATTGAATTCATAGCGGTTCCGCACGTAGAACATTCAAGTTCATCACTCTTAGATGTTCTTGCAATCTTCTCAACCTCACAAAAGAATACAGTATCTGTCTGTGTCTCCACAGCCATACCCTTCATCATCATAGATCCGTCAGAAGCCTTCTCTACTGAGAAAATGTTTGCCAACTGATTTGCAGGTGAATCTACAAGGGAGAGTTCGTTGAGTCTGTATTCCTTGACAAATCTAACAGTCTTGTTTAGGTCTGGTACATACTCTGTGACATCTTCAACAATGTCACCACCGATAGAGAATCCTGTAAGTGTTCCGTCAAGTACCTTCTCCCAGGTGCTCTCAGCACCCTTTGAAACGTAAACTGTGACGTAGATTCCATTAAAGAACTTCTGTGTATCTGGGTCATAGAATGAGTCTTCCCTAAAGGAAATCATTCTTCCTGCAGCAATAGGTTGGTGCATCTCTCGGATATTCCCAGCAAAATTCTGGAAAGCCCTAACGGATGCGTCTGCATGAACAATATCATTCTGTCGATCCAGATTGTCCAAAGTTGCAAAGCCGTGGACAAGCCTTCTATCGACGTCCACCTTAGCAAACGGAACAGAAAGCCTAATGTGTCCTTGTTCGAACGACCACAGCGACTTTTGAATCTTCATATCTTTATATTAACATCGACGTATTTAAATGCAAAATCATTGCATTACGCCGTTGTTCTTCCCTCCCCCTGGGGAGACCTTGCATTGCCATCAGCATCTGTAGCATTTGCTGATCTATTAGCGTCTCTGGTTCGTGTCTGACCGGCATTGGCCCTAGCGTCGGCTGCCTGCTGTGGCTTTAGATCCACAACTTCATCCCCGCCTTCGATTGCAGTCATACCCCTACGAGCACGAACTTCGTTTGGCAGAATTGTCGTGTTTCTCAAGTAACGCTCATCTATCTTGGACTGAGTGTCTTCATCAGTCAGTGTTAGTTCGTTCAACTTAAGAGTAAAGATATCTGTAATTTCCTTAAACATTTTATTGATCTTCTTTTCTGCGATCAACTGCTCAGGCCTACACACCTGCTCCTTGAATGTCTTGTCGGCGTCTCTTGCAATAGCCAATGACGCTCCCTCAGACACAGAAACCTTTGAAATGGGAACTCTGTGTGCAATGAGGATGTCAGACACGTTAGCCTTTCTATAATTAGTGAAGGAAGAATCCTGAATTCCTGCCTCTACTGGCTTCATTTCAAATGAGGTCTTGCGATCACCTTCGTCTGCTGGCAGTGGAACATAGAGTGTTCTGTGGTTCTCTCCGCGCAACTTGCCTTGGAAGAAGTTAAGAATCTTCTGTTCGGAACCCTTAGAAAGAGTTGCACCCTTGATAATGATTACATATCTAGGAACAGCCTTGTTCTCAAAGTAATCTAAGTTATATCTGGAAGCAAATTCGTTACCAGCAACAGCAGTCTTGGCAGACACAATGTCCGGAATGCCATAGAATCCATTTGTAGGGCTGTACTTCTTAAAATGAATCAGTTCGTTAGGGTTTGTGTCTCCACCAATAGGATTGGCAGTCTTCCTGTCCTTAAAGTTTCTAAAGAATACAGCCTTGTTGGAGATCATCTGCACGAATCCATCTCTCTCCTTACGGATTCTAATTGCAGTCGAAGGAACATGGCCTACATAACCGATTGTGCCTCTGTTGGTTCTACCGATTTCAATATATCCATTACCAGTTGTCTCATAGTCTGTCCAGACCTTGTTCAAAACCTCCTGGAAGGTATCATCTTCATTCCAAGAATCGATAGTGTCTGTGATCTCCTGCTTGACTCTTTGCAACTTCTGGGAAATCTTCTTCTTGGCAGCCTCTGAAGAGGCAGAACTCATCTTTTCCTTAGTTACAGGACTCTCGACCAGATCATATCCAAGACCTACGATGTTGGCAACCTTAGCCTTGACGGCTGCGCCATGGACTGCGGAGATTTCATACAACTTTGCAAGATAATCTAGGTTATATGGTGGAATGACAACTTCGAACATACTGTACCCACCGGCCTCTTCGAATTCAATCTTCTTGGAAGCAGCACCAACGCCACGATGCACCTTAGTCATTGTCCTGTATGACTTTCTCTTCAGTGCATCAGAAACACCCGACATCTTTCTAACTTCAGATGCGGGTCTTGAGAACGGGTCAGGGTCTGGGGATGCAATATCGTGTGACGTTCCCAGAGTCACAGTAACCTCTCTTGTGTCGTCTTCTACATGTTCACTTGTCATTTCTAAACTTCAAATCCTCTAGAATAGAAGGAATATCATACTGATCAGGGGTTAATCCTTCTGCAGCACGGGCCTTCTGTTCTTCATATTCTTCATCAGTTACCTTTCTGTGACCAGAAAGAAAAACTGGACGTCCTTCCACAATGCCAAACTCTCTAACTGCATTGCGCACTGTGTTCATCTTATTGATGTCGTTTGCCATTCCAGCAACACTTAGGTAATTACCTTGATCATCTCCAACGATCCTCTTATCAGGCATTTCCCAAACGTATACACCATATTCAACCTCATCAATGAACTGCTTTCCAGTCGTTGTCATCTTCATGATAATAACACTACATCAATCAGTATAAAAATGCAATTTTTGTCCAACTTTATGGACACATTAAATCTTAGTCCAAGCATTATTGTAAGTTGTATGTACAGGAACCTGAGAAATACCTAAAGTTGCTACGTTAGTTGACAGGTTTTGCCTACTAAACAGATTACCAAATGTTTCCTGCAAGGCTGCAGCGTTTACTGTCTCAATGTAAAGTACAGGCCTTGCTAGCCTAAATGTGTTAGTTTGTGTATTTGTGTTGTTAGTTCCAAAATAACAATCTGTATTGGCTGCTGTAAAACTTATAGCGAGGTGCATCCAAGCACCTTGAACTATTGATGTCGCTGCACCAATGGTTATCGTTGCACCATTTAAGACCGCTGCAGTGGCTCCGGTTACAGTTATAGTTCCTGTATTGGTAAAAGCAACAGTAACCGTTCCCGCTCCATTTGAGAACAGGGTGAACGACGGAGCACCAACAGGTATCTTGAATAAGAACTCTAATCCTGAAATAGATATAGGAGCAGCAGAAACATCAAGTGCAATCTTCAAGGCCCCTGGGAAGAATCTTGCACCGATACTATCAGTTTGTCCTGGAATGAAGTTGCTGTCAGAATCAACAACCAACCCTCTAGTAGTAACTATTCTATTAGAATCACTCGCAAAGAACGAATAGCCGGTATAGGTCGATACCTTTAGAGCAGTAAGAGTTCCCAGGGCAGCAAATGTTACTCTTATAAACAGGCACTTACTGGTTGCATCGTAAGGGAATGTCATTGAAGGAATCATGTTACCACTAGTTGCTGCCACCCATGTGGAATTGTCCATTGAAGTCTCTACCGTAATATTCGTCCCCGTCCATTGTATAATTGCCGATGATAGTGACACAGTGGATAAATCTGCAAGCATGAGAGAGGTTGTCCACGTGCCGCCCGGAGTGAGAACGGTCACTCCCGTGGTGTCCACGTTAACATTTGTATAAGTAGCCTCAAACCAGTTACTCCAATCCTTGACAACGTGGGGGGTGAGGATTGGATCAGCAAGGTTTACAAATATCGAACCATACGAAGCATAAGCAGACGATTCGTCTTGATTGTCTCTGGCGCTTGAGTATAAGTTCTCTATCTCATTTTGTGTTAACGCATAGTCGTATAGAACTACATTGTCTAGACCGGCAGTTGACGTTCCCTGACCACAATAAAAGAATCCAGAGTTTGTAAAAGCAGGATATGCTGCAACAGTTGCATCTAGTGTTGACTTTAGCAGTCCATTAACGTAAAGAGCAACAGAGTTGCCATCAAATACACCTGCAACCTGCATTGACCCCAATACAATTGGGGTGGACACCCTGAAATCAGCAATTGAAGACTTTACT